GCTTTTGTAGGTAGTCGGCAAACTGCGTAGCGCTCGGCCGATCCGGCGCCGCCGGAAGAAGTCGGTTGCTGGTGTTGGAGATGGTCGCGTACTCCCGAGTTACCGCACCCTCGACGCGCTCCAGCGTCACAGCACCCTTGCGCCTGTCGATTGGGTCGATGTCGTCCTGATGGATCTCTGCGGCCAGAGCCATCTGCCCGTACTGGATCCGTGCGGGCAGATAATTGTTCGGCTTGATCTCACGATCCAGCAGCACTTCCCGGCGCGGCCAGGACAGTCCCTGCTCGCTGCTGGTCTTGCGCCCTTTCCAGGTCATGCCATCCATCGCCAAGGCGGCCCGACGCAGCAGCGCTTCCTGCGCAGGAGCGTCGGCAGGGATGACCACACCGAACTTACCGGCGTACATGACCAGGTCCGCAGCACTCGCGTAGCTTTCGGAGTCAGGAAGCCCTTGTCCGCTCTCGATGATGAGTGTCATGCGTCAACTCGCTGGAATGGTTAGTAAATTGGCCGCCGGATGACCGACAGCCAGCAGTATTACTCCTTGGGCAACTCAGCGACGAGCTTTTCCAAGGATTCTTTCGATGCATTGGCCCGATACTGGACCTTGGCTTCATCGAGCTTTGCTTTCAGTGCTGCGATTTCACCAGTCTCATCAGCGGGCGGCGTGAGGGCTGCCTTCTTCAGCGCTTCAACCTCGCCGCGCAGTGCGTCGACAGTCAAGGCCAGGCCGTCACGCTCAGTGGTCAACTTACCAACCGAAGCATGGATGGTGCCCAGCATTTCAAACAAGCGCACCGCCAGTTCGCCAGACTCAGGACGGTGAATTTCGCCCGATTCCAGACCACCAACAAGAATCTCGATCGATCCATGTTCAGCACGCAAAGCCGCGATGATTTTTTCGAGTTCAGCCTGGTTGGCGGCACCAACAATCTGCACACGCTTGGCCTCCTTCACCGACACGCCGATACCGGCCGCTTCATACGCGTTGACGACACTGGGCCAATCGCCGATTACCAGCACGCTGGTCACGCCGGCTTCGGGCTTATCAAAGTGTTCCGGATTGCGGTACCGCTTCTCCGGGTCGAAGCCGCTCAGCTGGTTGCTGTAAGTCAGTTCCATGTGTTTCTCCCAGGCGGCCGTCGCCGACCGCTCGTTGAGTTTGAGACTTAGCCGCCAGTGACAGGAGGCGTTGCAGTCAGCGTGATCATCACGCCGGCGGTAACCTTGTTGCTGCCCGCGTGCTTGACCCAGTTAGCAGCGGAGCCGACCGCAGCCAGGGTTGGGTTGGAACCGCCAGTGGTGGCTTTCCAGCTGTAACCCAGCACATCGATGTTCACGGTGCCTTCAGCGCGGTAGCCAATGCTCAGGTTCTCTTCGTCGTTCACTTCGTAGGAGCGGAAGCCTGGGGCCTGCGACTCGGTAATGGTCACTGCGTTTGGCAGCAGGCCGAAAATCACGTCCGCCGGCGCGGTGTCGGTCACCAGTACAGGCTTGCCCAGCGTGCCCGGCAGGCCGCCGTAGATCACGACACCGGCCTCTTCGTAGATCTTGTTGGTGATAGCTTCGTCGACGATGTCGAAGTAGGCGCTGGAGTGCATGACCCACAGCGCGATACGGCCGAACTTGTCGCCAAACTTGCGCATGCCACGAGTCAGCGTCTTCTTGCCGTCGGTTTCGATGTTGGCCGAAACCACCATGTCAGCGTTGGAGCCGATGGCGGCACGAAGGCCAGCAGTTGCGTACTGGATGAATCCTTCCAGGGTTGCGTCAGCAACGTCGGCACCGACGATCTGGGAGAACTCATCGACCGGTCGACCGCGGCGCTTGAACGCCTCTTCGGTGGTCTGATACGGACCGTACTTCCAAGGAGCCTTGACGCCGACGGCTTCGCCGGCAGTGATCTTCTTGGCAGTTACTTTGCCATCGGAGTTGACGTCGCGGTGCTCCAGCGAGCCGTTCAGCTTGTAGAGGGCGCGCTTGCGGAAGTCACCTTCGATCAGCTCGTTGTCCAGCACCATTGCGCCGTTGGACGATGCGTTGAATACATCCAGGTTGTCCTGAACACGCTCCAGGTATGCGGTTTGCGCCTCATCGTTGTAGATGATCAGGTCGCTGTTAACGGTTGTAGCCATGGGTCTTTCCCCTTACTTGGGCAATGCGAGATATGCGGTTTGGCCGTGCTTGCGCTGAAAATCGCGCTTCTGCTCGGAGGTCATTTCGGAGCGCTTCGATGCAGCCTGGCCGCCGCCCCCGCCCGGAGCATGTGTCCCTGAAGCCCTTGGCCACAGGTGGGGTGCACTTTCGCGCAGAGACTCGGCCCATTCGAGCGGAGTCAGAGGGGACTTGCCGTCTTTGCCGAGGATGGTTTGGCCATTCTCGTCAACGGCGACCGCTTCGCCCTCTTCGTTCAGAGAGAACACGCCTTTGGCGCGCAGGATGATGTCGTCCGTTGCTTCCGGCAGCGCGCCGGCTTTCAGTGCTGCACCGCGTACAGAGTCGCCCAGTACTTTGCCCTGGAACTTAGCGGCGAAGGCTTCAGCCTTCTCAGCGCGACCGGCGAGCGTCTTCAGTTGCTTGTCGTGCTCGCCACGCAGGCGCTCGGTGCGCTTATTGAACACCTCGTCTACCTTGCCCTCGGTCAGCAGCTTGGTTTCTTCGTCCTGGCCCGCCCGACTGAGCAGACCTTTGACGGCGTCGATGTCGATGCCTTCAAACTGGGTTTCGAACTGGGTCAGCTTGCCGGAGGTTTCCTTCAGCTTGCCCAGAAGCTCCGAGTTCTTGGTTTTCAAACCTGAAACGGATGCTTCAACGGCAGTCGCGATAGCGGCCTTGATTGCCGGGTTTTCCAGGTCGATTTCGTTTTCTTCTGCCACGCTGATGCACCCCTTGGGTATGTTTCGCCCGCTTTACAGGCATAAAAAAGCCCCGGATATACCGAGGCTATGGTTGAGAATTACCTTTGAGCAGTTCCGGGTCTCTCAGTCTTTGGAACCGTTAAATCCGATGCGATCGCCGCCCACAATATCTAGTCTTACGTAGCCAAAGCCCTGGTCCTCAGCCTCCTCTCGAATCCTCCTGATCAACAGCTCGGGGTCGCGCGCAGCATCGCCAAACGTACATACGCTCCCAGTTAACCAGCGTGGTTCGCTGGACAATCTCAGAGTGTTTATCACCATATCAATCGAGTGATCGAAATCTTGCGTTGCCTGTGAAACCATGTTTTTGCCTCTCGTTTTGTGTTTACGAAAGGCTAACACCACAAAAAGCATCTCTTTGGCAGGGGTTTGCATGCTTTCACACACCTGCACGCTCGAACGCCAAAGGCTCCAAACCCTTCATCTGTTTCAGTGTCAGTGGCGCGAAATTACGATCAAGCTGCAGCTCGGCGAAACGCTCGACGGTCAACCCGCCCTCCCGGAACAGCTTGCCTCGTACAGGGCCGATAGCCACATCCTGGAACGATGCTGGCTGCTGCTGAAGCCAGTGGTAGTAATCGAGTTCAGCGCTGACCTGTTGCCCGCCATTGGCACCAACAGAAGCCCGCGTAGCGCCCTTGGCGAACATGGCACTGAGCTTGGTCAGTAAAATGAAGGTGGTGCGGCAGTTCGGGTGAAACGGCGGACTTGGCCCGGAATCCACCGGAAACTTGCGCTTATCCATCGAGCGGCATTGCTGGCTGGTCTTGCTGTCCAGCGTGGCCACCATCTGGATCTCTTCGACGATATCCGTATTGGCCTTGGCTACCTCCATCCGTGCCTGGGAAGACACATGCTGAATTGCGGTGTGCACGACCGCGCTGGCATTGCGGTTGGTGGTGGCCAGGATGCCGTCTTTGTACCCGGCAGCCTTGGTACCGCGAATGTTGCGGATGATTTGGAAGTTCGTCTGCCCTTCGAAGAAACCCTGCCGGATGGTGCCGTTGACGCGCTCACGTTCGGCGCCAGTCCACCCCTTGATGAAGGCCTTGAGCAGCTTCCCGCCACCGGTGCCGCGCACGCTTAGCGGGTTTGTCAGCACAGCGGTACGGATTGCAGCGGCCGTTGGGGCGACCACCTCCAGCGACACGCCAACCGGTGCCGACCTGGCCAGACTGGTCGCCTCGAACTCGGCCTCGTAATTGGCGATGTCCACCAGGTCGAGGTTCAGTTGCGCGCTATAGCGATCGAAGATGCCCAGCAGCAGGCTATCCACTTCCTTCAACAGTGCTTCCAGACGTTTGACGTTGTACTCGGTCAGGTCCGACTGGGTGAGCCGGTCACGGATCGAGCGATCAATCTCCTTCAGGAAGGGAGCGAACTTGCCCACCTCTCCGGCCTTTAGTTTTTCGAGGAAGACCGCGTGGCGAATCGTGGCATCAAGGATTGCTTGGTTTGCCGCCATTTGGTTTGTCCTCGTCATCCAGGCCCAGGCCGTCACCCTGCTCTTCCAGCTCGCCGTCGATCTGTTGGTCAGTACGTTCTGGCGCGATCAGCCCCAGCTTGCGCAAATACGCCCGAAGATCCGCCTTCGCGAACCCGCCGTTCTGCCACAAGCCAACCAAGGCCGTGATCATCTGCGGATCGGCCGTCAGCTCGACGAACTCCTGATTCACCTGGTAGGCGACCTTCTTGTCAGCGATGCCCATGTAGGCGCTGCACCACATGATTGACCGGGTGTAAGCCTCGCTGACGTTGGCTACGCATCCAGCAAGAACCGATGTAGATGCTGATTGATCGCCACGGGACTCGGTAGCGGTCTTGGCAGCCAATGAGGCCACCACCATCCGGGCGCCCAGTTCGATCATCATCTGGTTCTTGTCAGCCATGGCCTCCTTGACCAGCGTATTCGGTGCAGGCTGGGCGTAGCCGAAAGCGCCTCCGACCGGCAACATCATCGGGGCTCTGGAACCGACATAGATGCCATTTTTCTCCATCCAGTCGCGCCAGCACTCATCCAGCCCGCTGATCCACGGCTGGGCCTGACCGCACCAGAAGACGCTGTCTTCGTAGTCGGCGCTGTTCCGGTAATGGCCCAGGTTGATCATGGCGATGTCATACAGAGGCGACTCATCGATGCTTGGGTCGTTGTTCTGTGCACCGACGAATGTGAACGGAATCTCTTTGAGGCGCCCCGTAACGCCTTCCGGCTTGAATTCTTCGATGACAGTTAACGGCCCACCACCTTTCGGCCCGGACCGGCGCCAGACGCGGCAAACAAAGCCGTCGTCCTCCAGCGCCAATTCCCGGTACTGTTCAGCCGTCTTGTAGCCGAACCCGTCACGAATCTCCGGAGATTCGTGCAGCACCACCAGGGTCAGCACGCTATGGCCGTTAACCATGCCGGTGCGCCAGTTGATGATGTCTTCAGCGCAGTAGGACAGGATTACCGAGTGCCCACCAATGCCGTCATCCTGGTGATAGTCGACGTACAGACCGTGGCGACCAGCTTCAAGCACCTTCTCAAGCGTGCCTTGTGAGTGCTGATAAATGCTCACCCCGGAACCGTTGGCGTTGTCCTGCAGGTATTCCAGCTTCTTCGGCACCGTCAGTGTTGGATCTTTATGGAAGGCCAGACCCAACAGCCCGTTACGGGTGTGCCCGGTGGCGTTCTTAAACACTGCCCGCTCGCGGTAAGCCCGGTTCCGGTCTTCGTTCTCCGGCGACTTGTCGTGTGCGTTGATGTACGGCAGCCGATCGACAACACGGTGCTGGCCGGCGCAGACGTCGCGAACGGTCGCCCAGCGATCCAGCACTGCCGTGTATTCCGCCCGCTTGAAGGAGACGTCGTTGCTCATCGGGCGTATCCCATTTTGATAGAAGTGACGATCGCTTTGATCGGATAGCGCTTGGCAATGAAGTAGCCAGCGGCGTCGTTCATATGGTCGTGACCCTTTTTCGGATCTTTGTCCGGCTCGCCCTTGTCGGTGTAGGTCTGTCGCTCCAGGCACAAGGTGAGCTGAGGGCACTGGTCGATGTTGACCTTCAGTCGTCGCTCGCCGTATGCATTCAGGAACATGGCGTTTACCGAGTTCACGCGGTCTTTTACGCCTGGGTTTGTGGAGTCGACGATCACCGTGAATTTTGCTTTCTTCAGCAGCGACAAGTCGGACTCGCTCGCGTTTTTGCTGCTGGTGTTCTGCCCACTGGCGTCTGGATAGACCGCCACCGAGTGCCCAGGGAACCGTGTCTGGATCTTCTCGATCATCTCCGGCGTGTCCCGAACACCGTGAAATTCATCCAGGGCCATCGGCAGGTCGTCGCGCACGACATAAACCACAGCCGCCATTTTCATGACGTTGAAGTCCATGCCGATATGCAGCGCTTCGCCTGGCTTGATGCGTTCGCTGGTTCGGCACTCATCGCGATTGAACGTGTAGTAGACGACGCCCGCGTAGTTCTCGAAGCCTGCTTCGTATTCTTGCCGGAAGGTGCGCGGATCCATCTTGCGGCGGGCAGCTTCAAGCTCTTCAGGTGGAACGTTGCCACCCTGCAATGACGTGTACTGCCAACTCTTGTGATCAGGCTCGCCACCTGGCTTGCCGTCCAGGTACGTGTCGTAGCAGTGGTTGAAGCCTTTCGGCGTACCAATACGCAGCGCATGTCCGCCCTTCCGCACTCCGACATCCGGAATCGTGTACTGGCAGGTAGAGAGCATCGGTCTCAGGACTTCTTCCCACGCGGCCCACGGGCAGTCCGCCCACTCATCCACCAGGACGAAGAACAGGCCGGAGCCCCGCAAGTTGTCGTAGTTGTCGAGCCCCACCACGCGCATTACGTGGCCGGACTTGAGGGTGATCGAGCATTCCGTCTCATTCGGACGGTGTGCACGCCATGCCTCGGGTATAGCTTGCTTCAGGCGCCGCCAGAACACGCGCTTGGCCTGTTTAAACGTCGGCGCGCCATACCAGATCTCGTCCTCAACGCTCACGCCCCACTCGGCAGCCAGGCGGGCAGCACGGCGCATTTCGGCCTTACCCAGGAACGTCTTGCCGAACCGTCGGCCACACACCGCATCGCGGAAACGAGCCTCAGGCTGGAAGCCCCAGCAGTAAATGTTCGCCTGCTTCGGCGTCAGCTTGACCGGAGGATCAAAGGTGCGGGGAAGTCGGGACATTCTCATCAGGCTCCAGCGTGTATTCAGCAACGGCGTGCTGCTGGTCCGCGTGGGAGCCAAGTGGTTTCTCAGGTTCAAGGCGACGATTCACGTAGACGTCGCCCACCTCTTTGGCGGCCTGCTCCAGTAGCTGGGCAGTTAGCGCCATGTTCTTCATGTTCTCGGCCTTCTCAGCCATGCGCCCAAGCGCACGCAGTCGATAGGCGCGGTTGGCGATCGGGATTTCGGCGGTTTGTTCGCGAAACCGAGCCCGAGTGTCTTCGAATAGGGTTCGCCACTTGAGGTGAAGATTCCGCCCGACGTACTTGGTTGGGTCGTACGCCTCGCACTGCTGGCGAGTAACGTCGAGGCCGTATTCCACTTTGACCGCCGCCACTACCTGGGATGGCGTGTCAAAGCAGGCTAGAGCCTGTACTACAAAGGCTTTCACCTCGTCTCTGAGTGCGGCCATAGATGGGCATCCGTCAAAGTACTGTCAAAGTCAGGCCGACTTGAGCAGACAGGTTCCGCAGGCCCTCGATATGTTCAATTTCCCCACCTCGGCAGGACTGTTTGCAGCATCCACCAACTAAACGGCCAGCAGATGGGCCCAATTGCGGCCATGCACTACGTCTTGGATTGCCGCATGGCTAACTCCATAGCGGCGCGCAAAAGATGCGCACTGGCCGTATGTTCCGGTGTATTCCGAACGTATGGCTAACACATCATCTTCAGTTAGGAGGGCCTTGCTGTTTAACGCCCCCTCCCGTGAAAGGAGCCCGGTACGGAATGCGTGTCGCATGTTTCCGCTGCGCGTGACGTATTCAAGATTATCAAGTCGCGGGTTCTGCTTGTTTCCATCGATATGATTGACCTCACGTCCCTCTGGACATGGCCCGATAAAGACATGGGCGACGAGGCGATGGACATACCAATTCGTGACGTCGCCTTCACAAGAGAGCGCAACGGCTGGGTACGCCCCGCCACCCGGAATCCGGGGTTTGAGGATAGCCCCGATGCGGCCGCGACCGCGCTTCGGTTTTACTATGCGTTTGACCGCGCCATAGTTGCTAACCGCATAATCAGGATGGTTTTGAATAACCTTCCATTGCTCAATCATTACGCTGACCTCATAAGACATGTGCCGCATGCACTGGCGATAGATGCGTGACTTACCGACGGGGCCTTCTTGGCGGCTTCGACCATGCGGGCCAAATCACCGTCTGGATGCCCTACGCCGTATCGCTCAACAACCGACACGAACTCGCTGACGTCATGTCCACGCAAGTAGAGCTTGGGCAGGCCTTCCTGAGTGAACTTGGGAGCCCCGTACTGATCTGTCGCCTGGGCGATGTGATAAAGCTCATGCTCAACCAATCGCAAAAATTCCACATCACTGCACTGGGCACAGTAGTCAGCTGCCAAGGTGATGATGAAGGCCGGCACCTCGCCGAACCAGTCACGCATCTGTTGCTCCATCCGGGCCTTCTGCCAACCACCGGCGCGGAACGCTACTTGCTCGGCCTGGCCAAGGACTGTCCTACCTTGTTTCTCGAAGCTCGACGACGCCCACATGACCCGGATGTCTGCATCCAGTAGATGGGCGTGATCTTCGTTGTGAATGCTGCCGGTGTCGGCAAGGATCTCGGCTTGGAGCCATTCCCACACTTCAGGACCTGGCGTCAGGCGTAGGCTGAAGTCGGACAGCTCTGACAACTCAAGTAACGATTTTGGCGGAAGTGGTCTTCGCACTTAGCTCAACCCTACTTGAAATGGTGGCGCTTTGCCGGTATTGATTGTGATCAACTTACTGAAGCAAGGGAAGCAAGATGTCCGTAACCATTCACAATGCGATGAGCAACATCGTCAATCCAGCCTTCGACGAAAGCGAGAAAAGATCTTTCGCGGTGGCGACTGCTCTCGAAATCATCGCCTTAAGCGTCTCTCACTCTAACGACGCTGATCAACTCACCCACGCAATGGGCAATCTCTCCGCCTATGCTGATGAAATTCAAAAAGCACTGGGCGCAATGTGACATTCCCGTGCGGCTACTACCTCCGGAAATCTACTCCCCTCAAAATTTGGGGCTGGGCGTAGACGCACAAGTTCAAAACAACCAATTCCTCTTGGAGACAGGTAATGAATTTGCTTGAAAAGGCCAGCGAAATTAGCCAGCGTCCAGAAATTTTTGGCCGTGATTTAGCGTGGAAACATAGCGTCACCGTAGAAAAACGTATCGGCTCCGTGTGCCGTCATGTAGCTAATCTATTCGAGGTTGCGCCGGGCAAGAAAACTAACCCAACGCAGGTCGCAATAGAGCCCTTGAGCGGTGGTGACTTGTTTTCTAGTCAAAATCCCGCGGATGTTGCCCTGCTTATTTTCGAGGTAATCGCCGAGCGAAATCGAAACCCCCAGCTTTGGGATGTCCCGGGGCTGGGAGGTATTGATGCAGAAATAAATAACACCATTAGGACATTTCTGTTGGGACCAAACCCACTGGCCGGACATCGATTGGAAGGGGTTCACGAGTCGACATATTCCGGAGCGAAGAAAACGCTACTTGAGAAACTGGATACCAAACTCCCCTTCTGATTATTTCGGAGCAGAAAGGGCGCAACTTCGCCCTTTCTACAGAAATTCCCCGCATCTCGACTGATCGAGGCACTCGTCCCACATCCTTTCGAGCACAATGCCGAATTGGGCGCAGCTCTCTAGGCCTTCTGAAAACCTGGCATGCATTACTTACCCCTGCGCTCGACACCACCATGCGCCTTGTCGCAGTGCAGGCAGTGCACGCAGTTGAGCGTCCGGCACAGCCAGGCCTTCACCCGCTGCCAGTACGTGACCATGAAGATGTGCCGGGCACCGGCCAGAGCCAGGGCGACGTGCAGCGTCAGGCCGGCAGTGGTCGGGCCGAAGAAGATGTTCTGGCTGCGCACCATCACAACAAAACCGGTGATGGCGATCGTCGAGTAGATCAGCTTCCCGAGGATGCCGTCCCTCACCTTCCCGCTCAGTACGCACCAGGCTGCCCACAGCGCGATAAGACCGCAGGCGATGGAGTTGATCAGTTCAAGATTCATGGTGGATTGCCTCCCCCGAACCGCTGGCGAATAAGCGCCCAGAGGTCAGCGGCTTTGATGGCTCGGTTGATTGCTGCCAGGAGCGAACCGCCGAACGTGCCAAGGAGAAAACCAATCCCGGCGACGATCTTGGGCTCAGTGACATTCAGATAGGCGCTGACCATGCTCGTCAGGTACAGCGAGCAGGCAACCCCAGTGACCAAGAACACCATCCAGGCGCGCCAGTCGGACAAGTCGTCCTTGTGCCACCAGCTCGCAACAACGGCCCCAATCAGGCCCGCAATCAACAATTCGAACCTGTCGATCTTGTCGAGCAGGCGCTGTAGATACTCCATGCGCTCGACTCCGTGGGGCATGTTTGAAATAAGTCAGCCCCGGCGGCACTCCCAGCTCAGTGCGAAGGGTGTGGCGGGGCCGAAAACGGAAAAGCCCCGCACGATGGCGAGGCCTTGAATAATTGCGCGACCTAAGCCGCGCGATATTGCTCGGCAGGCCCGCACTTATGCAGGCCCACCGCCTTCAGTGTGGGTTAAGCCACAGTGCCGTCGGCGTTGAGATAGTCCCAGCGCATATACACGGGAATGTTGTAGCTGTCGCTCAACTGCATATAAACCCCCAGCCCCGCAGGAATCACAATGGGCTGAAAAACCTCACCCCCGGTATAGATGATCGGTAGGGTAAATTGAAAGCGATCTGGCGGCGGGGTCAGACCAACACTCACGGTGTTTTGGGCCCAGGTACGAATGTCATAAAAAATAATGCCATTCACGTTTTGTTGTGGTGTGAACAACGTAGCTACCTGACTGGCGCTACCACTGAATTTCAGGTCGTTTTTGAAGTGTTTGCCGAGAACTCGTACAGTCATTTTGTCACCTATTGAGTCGAATGATTTGGCGCGGAGGATTCCGCTCTCATGTCGCTCAAAGGCGATTGCTCGAGGCTCGCGGCCTTCACATGATTCAACGTCCCGCATCGGGAACATTTGATCTGGAGCTCTGTAAACCCACCCGTACGGGCGAGAAGTCTTTTGCAGTTACCGCATCTGAATTCTTTCAACATCTGCAAATTCCTTTTGCTGAATCCCCCTTCCATGGGCAATAAAAAGCCCCGAACTTGGCGGGGCTTTCTTAAACTGGTGCTTTATCTTTGCGGGCCAGCATTACGCTCAGCCTCTCGCTCTCGCTCCTTGCGCTCCAGCCATTGCACCATTGAGTTTGCTTCTTCTTCGCTTTTCGCAGGGTTCCCGTGCGGATGGCCGCCGATAAAAACCTGGTAAATATCCTTGCCATTAACGGTTTTTTTCTGCCAGCTAAATTTACTCATGCCACCTCCTTTTAGGGCTGGAGTGAATATTAGCAATAAAACTCTTTATCAACAAAAAACCCAACGCTTGGCCTGGCTTCTAAGTGGTCGTGCGCTGGAGGTAAGTTGCGCAGTGTGGGAAAAGTACATCAAATTCCCCACCTAAGCAAAACCTTTATGCCGCATCCTCTGAATTTTCCGAGTGAATAACCTGCCATACTGGCTCTTGCGCCTGAATATCCACTTCCTCGATAGACTTTCGCAGGAAATTCCAGATATCGAGCCAGTCACGGTCCCAGTGCTTGGGCTCGATAGCGATCCCGTACAGCTTCATCATGGCTTCGGAAACTCGTGCTGGACCCCACGCGTCACCGCCGCTCACCTCCACCTTGTAGGACTGCAGGGCGCAGGTGATCAGGCAATGAACCTTCGCCGCCTTGGCTTCGGTGAGCGCGCCGAAGTCCGTATCCGCCCAAATCAGCTTTTCGGCGTTGAGCATGTGTACCACGGTCATGCAGGGGTGGTAGAGGTAGTGCCCCAACTGCTGAACCTGGAAGGGCAGCGACTCAATCGCCTTCTGCACCTTCCCCATCGTCAGGAGGTGAGCTGCACGATGTGTGGAGCGGCCAATCGGTGCGCGCCGCGTTTCGGCAATGCTGATCTTCTGGCGCACAGCCATGATGCGCTCTTCCTTGTCCTCGCCCTGTGCAGCGAAGATGATCTCGCGGAGTGCTGCCTTTTCCTTCCTGACTACGGTTGCGGACTTGGCCCGATCAGCCGCCGCAGCACTGATTGAGGCGTTCGATTCGTGCTGCGCATCAGTCCACGCTTGCCTTGCGTTGATCAATTTCATGCTGCCTGCCCCTTTTTCAGTTCTCTGGTCTTTGCCCGGTATTCGGCGGTCATCGCCTTCAGCTCTTCCACGGTGTATTTCTTGGCCTCATGAGGGCCTTCAAGCCATGCCACCTTTTCCTCGCCAATTCTCTGTAGGAGCGAGATTCGGTAATTGATGAGGTTTCCTGAGAGGTGGTTATTGCACGGGGCGCACTGCTTCCAGGCGTTGAGCGGTTCAAACCTCAGCTCTGGGTTCGCTCCTACAGTGCGGTAATGGCCTGCGTGATACTGGCCTTCATGGTGGCGGCCGCAACTCACGCATGGCAGTGCCGCATCACGGGCGCGCACCCAGGCGTTGAATGCCTGCTGTGTGTCCTTGAGGTGGTCCGCCCTACTCTTCAGCTTCTCCTTGCGGACCTTGATGTCTTTGCGCTCGATGTCGGCCAGGGCCTTGCGGGCCTTTGGTGCGTGCCTCGGCCCGTCGATGAGCGCGCAAGCTGGACTGCACACCGCCTGGCCCATGCGCGAAGGCACGAATGAGGCCCTGCACGTAGCAACACGGCACTTCTTCGGCTTGGCCGGCTTCCGTTCGATGGTCATGCAACCTCCTTAAACGCTTCGAACTCGGCCATCTCGGTCAGGCGCTCTTCTGTGAGCGTCGGCCAGTCGTGCAGCACCAGGTACGCGCAGCACTGGCGCCAAAAGTCTTGGAATGTCTCCTCCCCCATCGAGTCGTAGGAAAGGCTGCGGGGCGTCTTGCGGGTGAGTTGGCCCAGGCCCGGGATGTCGAACAGCTCCTCGTCGCAGTACACGCCAGACTCCAGTTGCAACGCCTTGATGGCGTCGTGTGACTGCTTGCCGGAGAACCGATCGATGTTCTGGCTCAACACTCGGCCCAGGCCATGGACCAAGCCATTGAACCGTGGATTACGTGGCTGCTTGAGGTCGGCACGGATCTTCGCGTTCATCTTAAATTCACGCTCGCGCAGGATCGACCGGTCGGCGTCGGAGGATGGCACGAACGCGGCCACCTCCTTGCCGGTGGCAGGATCTACCAGGCGGCGCAGTACCAGGTATACGGGCATCGGGCGAGGCTTGGCTGGCTTGGTCATTGCGCCGCCTTCTTCGCTTCCAGTTCCTGGGCCTGCTGGATCAGCAGCGCCCGGCGATCCGCCAACTCATTGGCCGCTTCAATTCGCATTTCTGTTTTCCTTTCGGCGCAGGCCTTGCGCATCTCGAGCATCGAGTTCTTGACCAGTTCCAGCTTGTGGCGCAGCACTGGTGCGGGCCGTGTGACGGTGCCAGTGAGCAAGCCGGCGATGGCGCGACCGTCCTCACTGATCGGCTCGACGCTCAGGTCCGCCAAGTATTTCTGGGCGTGTTCGCGCGGGATTCTCTTCAGCTCCATTGCCTTGGTCACAGCCTGCACGCGACGGTTGGAGTCGAAGCCCACGGACACGTGCCAGTTGACCTGTTTCGCATCCTCGCGGGCCTGGCCCACGAACCTTTGGTAGGCGTCGATGAACGCCATGCGCGCACCGATTTTGTCGCCGCCATCCAAGATGGGTTTCGCGACTGCCAGTGCCAGTTGGATTTCATCGGTCAGCACCACGGTTTCAAACTCGTCGTTGGTGGTCATAGCGATGGCCCAGGCCTCGTCCTTGCCTGGACGGCCGTCGGAGGACTGGACGCGTTGCAGGATGTCAGCCATTGCCAGCTTGCCCTTCACCTCGAAGCGGCAGGCCTTCAACGCGGCTTTGACGACGGGTACCGGGTAGGCGCAGAGGTCTTCGGCCATCATCGCGGCAGTGCCTGGGTTCATTTCCTGGCCCATGGCTTCGGCGGTTGCGCAGATGGCAGCGGCCAGCCCGGCCACCTGCTGGTCGCTCATTTCAGAGGTATTCATTGCGGTCACCTGCTTGGCGTTTGGCCAGAACCATCTGGGCGGCCTGTTCTGCTGCGGAGTGGTTCGCCTCTGTCCGCTCCATCTGGCGGGCGGTTGTGCCGTTAACGCGTTGTCCGGTTACCCACTGGGTGTGGTAGCTCTCGGCGTTGGCCAGGAGCTCGTTGAGGCTGTGGCACTTGCGGAGAACAGCTGCATCGCTGGTTTTCAGGAAGTGAGCGGCCACGTGGTGGGCGACGTCGGCACCGAGGCGGTCGACCAGTTGGCCGAGTTGGCCGCCGACCTTGGCATTCCACACCGGCCAGGCGCTGTAGCGCTTGCGGTAAGCCATGGCGTAGTTCGCCCAGACTTTGAAGGTCTTACAGGTCTGGTCTTTGGGGCCGGGCATGTCGGCGGGGATCTCGACCCGGGGAGCATCGGTGCGGTCAACCACCAGCACCAAGCCGCGGGACTGAACCGGCACAACCTCGGCGGGAGCCGGGGGTGCAATTGGTTCAATGACCGGTTCCATGACTGGTTCAAGAGAGTTACTGATTCTGGGTGCAACTGCTGCACTACCCCCTGGTGCAGGAGATTCACTAGGGGGTGAACCTGCTGCACTACCCGGGTGAATCTTTTGCACTACCCCTGGTGCAGGAGGTGCACCACCACCGTCGAGGGTGAGGAAGTAGACGTTCGACGAATTCCCCTTTGGTCCACCCTTCCGGATCTCCTTGCGCAACAGTCCCGCCTCACACAGAGCGGTGATGTGGTTCATGACAGAACGCTTGCTGATCTCGCACTGGTCGGCAATGTGCTGATAGGAGGGCCAGCACTCGCCTACGTCGCTGGCGTTGTCGGCCAACTTGATCAGCACCAGCTTGCGCAGCGGATTACCAACACGAAGCTTCATTGCGGCAACCATAAGGCCCATGCTCATGCTGCACCTCCGGCGAACGCGCGGAAATCAATCGTCCGCACGCCCTTCCAGCTATTGCAGGACATGCAAAGGGTCTGGAGGTTGCCCAACGAAGCCTCTCCACCTTGGCTTTCAGGTACGACGTGATCAGCCCTCAAGCGCATCAGCACCAAACAGCCACAGCGCAAGCACGCGTGACCGTCGCGGGCGAATACCAGAGCACGCAAGCCGGAAGGGATTGGTTTCTTTTTCGACCTGCGCCGGGGCGGGAGGACCGGCGGTTGGTGCGCGGTGACCTGGCCCATACGGTCCGGGTTCCACTCACAGCCTTTTTCGGTGAGTTGGAATGCTTCAGGGCGAAGCTCAATCAAACCGGCCTCTTCCAGGGCCTTCAGCATGCGGTAAGCGGTGTCTGGCTTGCCAGTGAGCAGCGGTAGCTCCTCAGTGATCTTAGCCTTGCTCAGCGCGAAGAAGATCCCGTCATCAGTCTTGATTGGCTTGGCCCAGCTCGGGCAGCCGTAGACGAACGCGAACAGCAGGGCCTGCTGAGAATTCAGCCCCCACTCCAACGCCTTCACCTGGTTAATCGTGACGGTGTATTGCATGTCAGGCCTTCCCGACCTTAGCGGCCAATTCAAGGAAGCGATCCGCGTACCAGTGAGGCTGCGTCTCGCGGGGGCATTGAGGGCTGGTGAGGTTCTTCCCGTAGGCCATGCCCTTCTGCGTCACGGACCAGAAGTCGACAGTCTCTTGTTTGGAGTTTTTGCGCTGCAGAACCTTGAGGAAGCCATGGGCCTCAAGCGCAAGGTTGAAGGCACGGGCTGTGCTGGCGATGGCGTGTTCTTTGATAAGCGCGGTGATTGCCTTGGTGGGCATCGAAGAGCCGCCAGCGGCGTCAGGCGCAGCGTCCACGGCATAGCCTGGCAGGAACTTGGCATCAAGCCCGTTGTTGGCGGCGATCTTGGCCAGCATCATCATCTTGCTGGAGTTCGCGGGCTTCAGCAGACGGTCGAAGCACTCCAGAATGGCCAACTCGCCGACGATCTTGGAATTGTTAGGGTCTTGAGCGGAAAACGTGCCGGTCTTGCGAATGCTCGGCAGCACCTGCCCGACCACCCACTCTTCAAAATTTTCGGCGGCTGGCAGCTTGGACTTCATCACCAGCCGGTACAGGTCACGCTCCGGGATGACGGTCATGAAACCACCACCCTGTTTCGGGGTAGTGGTCGCAGCCTTGCAGTGACGGGCCACGGCGTTCTCCGGTTTGGAGTAGCCGAGGGCATCAGCGACATCGCGGGCAACAAACCACGGATCTCCGAGCTTGTCGGTGATGACCCGGATTGCAGCGCCGTCGAAGTCGAATGGAATCACTGCGGAATTGCGCGCCACGTTTTCGGATTGCGAAAAACGTGGCGCGAGATTGGTAGTGCTATTGATATGTGGCGGGGTTTGCATATAATCGGCCTCACAAAGTGTTATCGAATTAGCCGACCTCGACCGTCGGCTTTTTTGTGCCTAGGTTTCTGGTCCGCTCAATTGATAGTGCGAAGCCAAAGGGCACTGATTTCCGCGCATGCGCGGGAATTTTTGCTATGCAGCCTTCACCGACTGCTTGAACACCTCCAGGCTGACGATCACCTCCTCAGCCTCTTTGAGCAGTTCCGATTTCTCGCGGGTACAAACGCGACCATCGGCCTGGGCGTCGAACGCAAGGCGGGTCACGTCAGCAAGATCGGCGTGGAGGCGCAGAAGCGCGGAGTTGAGGTTGATACCCTCGGGCTTGTCCTTCGGCACCAGGTCAAAGCCAAACGCCTCAGCCCACGCCTTCAATGGGCGGAAGTCCTGGGTGAACTTCATAATCCGGTGCAGCTCTTCCACATTCATACGGTGGGTTTCGTAGTGCGGGTTCGCTTTTTGGGAAACCAGAGTGCGACTGGTGAAGTCGGCACCTTCTGCAATCCGCCCTGCCCCGTGGTCGTCAACCACGTCATAGATCGCCTTCATAAGTTCCTGCATGTAACACCTCGAATTTCTTTACGTGGCGCCCTGCCGATGCAGAGGCGATCATTTGCTCAACGAAACGGCGGACAGGGATGTCGCTTAGGCGGCCATCTCGGCCCAGGGAAACGACGGACAAAGGGATTCTTTTTTGAAAGCGCCTCCGGTCAACGCCTCCGCTCGCTTGGCAACCACTGGAGACATTCCGTGCTTCTCGCGAACCCAACCGGAAACGGTACTTTGATCAACCTTGAGCTTTTCAGCCGTCACCTCCTGAGTGCCGAAGAAGGCAACGAGGTCCCTGTAAATAGTGTTCATATTGCCCCTCCATACGGGAATACCCATATAGTAGATTATGGGAATACCGATTTGCAAGGATATGGGAGCACCCGTAATACTCGCTGGATGGAATTCAAAGATCGTTTAAAGGCAGCGCGCCGGCACGCCAAGCTCAATCAGGGCGAATTGGCCGCTAAAGCTGGTATCACGCAGACGTCGATTTCTGACCTTGAGCGTGGAAAATCAAAAGCCACCGCACACGTCGTGAAGATCGCCGACGCATGTGGGGTGAGCGCCAAATGGCTATCAGACGAGATCGGGCCAATGCTGGCTTCTGGATTAACGTCCGGCTCTGGTGAATCGAACGTCTCCCCTGCCGCCCAGCCCACCAAATCATTCCGCTACCCAGTAGTCAGCTGGGTTGCCGCCGGTGCCTGGGCGGAAGCCGTTGAGCCCTACCCGACCGGAATCTCGGACATGTATGAGTTTTCGGAGTACGACGCCAAAGGCCCCGCTTTCTGGTTGACAGTCAAAGGCGACTCGATGACGGCGCCCGCCGGCCAGAGCATCACCGAAGGAACGCTGATCTTGGTGGACACAGAGGCTGAAGTTGCACCAGGTAAGCTGGTCGTGGCCAAACTGCCCGACAGCAACGAAGCCACATTCAAGAAACTTGTCAGCGATGGCGGGCGGCTGTTCCTGAAGCCGTTGAATCCGAGCTATCCCATCGAGGCAGTAGACGAAAACTGTCGGATAGTCGGTGTAGTCGTGCAGGCGCTCCAGAAGTTCTACTAATGAAAACTAAAAATAACCCACACGTACTGCATCGCTGCAAAGATGCCAGCCAGCATCTTTGACCCATTTTTAAAATGGTTGTGGAAAAATAACTATACGTACATGGAAGGTATTGTCAGCGATGAAAAAACTAAACACCCGCAAACTAAGGCATTGGTTGCGAGCAGCTAATAAGCGATACCAGCGTAAAAACAGACTAAAAGGTCCTGGCGCACTAGGAACTCTTGGCGTTCGATACTTGAACCCGAACTTTCAGAATTTTAAATTTGACAAAAATACATTCAACCCTACTGTTAATGCGCCACCGCAACTAGATTTATACTCGAGACCAAACATTGAATTATTTGCAAATTTTATAGAAAATCTTAGGCTTACATCAAAATATAACAACCATGTAATAATATCTTTTAGAGATACTGGCACAATTACCGCGTGCGCAGGATTAAGAATGCTTGCCGAAGTCTCTTACCTTTTAAAACTCCATCCCAATCTCTCATTTGGGTGCTCTTTCGGCAAGCACCACTCGCGCAATAAAAAGGCCGGTAACGAAATAGAACAAATCTTGCAAAGAATCGGATTTTTTACTGCGATCGGGCAGCCTGATCCGATATCAGTCGCTCTGGAAGATAAAGCAGAATGGCAGCAGTTATCTGGAAGCCTCGCTGATGGAAGCTTGGCGGCGAGCTTACTTAATAATTTGCCCGACCCCATATCTAAACGTTCCAAAGCACATCTCTACAAAGGTGCAATAGAGGCAATGGCTAATAGTGTGGATCATGCTTATCCAGTAGAGGCTGGCGACAACCCGGACTTGGAGAACAGATGGTGGATGCTTGTTGGAAAGAAGCAGGACAGTATCACGCAAATAGTATGCGACCTTGGCGTCGGCATACCTGTAACTCTGCCGAAAAAACATGAAGAAGGCACACTAACGAAGATCTTCAGGAAAATTGGGGTGCTGGGTAGTTGCGATGCAGAGTTGATACACGCATCAACATTTATTAAAAGATCTCGTACGAACCTACCTTACAGAGGGAAAGGTGCGGCAGATATTCGTTCCATTACTGAGCACTTTCCTTCTGCATTACTGTCTATCCGCAGTAACAGAGGCTGTTATGTCGTCGCCGGACCTGCCTATTCACGTAAAATCATGGATGGGTATGAAGAAATTGAGGGAACCAGCGGCCGTGAATGGTCCGCGAGCTACAACGGATCTATCCATGGTACTATGATTGAGTGGACTGTGTCCTTGAAGGATTTAGAAGCATGAAAAAGATACTTGTTACAGATTTTTCCGAGTTTCCAGGGCCGCGATATATAAATCTAGGACCGGACTCTGGTGAACTATTTAGAAAAACAATTTTGCTTCCTGAAATCGAAGCTAATAACGGCGAGATCATTGTCGTACTTGATGGCGCCTTTGGTTATGGATCTTCTTTTTTGGATGAGGCATTTGGTGGTTTAATACGAGACGGCGTACCAAAGGAAACTGTTTTGTCGATATGTAACAACCTAATTTCCGAAGATGATCCTTCCCTAAAGCTAGAAATCACGCAATGGGTTAAAGATGCTATAGCTCACAAGGAGAGTTGAATGGCAACGGAGCCAAATAGCGGCGCGGACATTGGTTCCATAGTCGGATGGACATTTGCGTTTGTTGGCGTCGCCTGCACGCTTTGGGGCTGGCGAGTTCGCGGACAACAACAAAAGTGGCTAGCTAAGAAAAAAGACACACACGACTCCGTCGATCGAGCGATTAAAGCCTTAACCGAGTTTGAGGATGCAGCGACAAATTTCTGGACTGAGAAAGATACAAAAATCACGCAACATCATTTATTAGCTTTACATCGTAGGCTAATCGTTGCCTGCAAGCAGCTCTCAGAACTGAATGATTGCATCCTCCCAAATGACTATCTCGTAGACCTTAGGAAGCATGCTACGTTTAACTACGAGGCAACGAAACGGCCTATTAGCTCAAACTCAAAACGTGTTTCAAGCATTGCGCTTGCCTCGGGACGATTGCTCAACTCTAGCTTTTTGACCAAAACCTGGAAAACAGATTCCAAGACGAGTTAATCCCTATACATTTCAAATCAAAGTTACACGGGTCACTCAGCGTTTATACTCGCCAATGAGCTTCTGAGCTCTGACTATGGATCAGTGGTCACCAGGCCTATGATTTAACCTAAGATTCGATCGCGGGCTGTTCTTTATGCAGAGCCACTAATTCGGTAGCATTCAATCATGACGGCAGTTCACGAACACGTATAACGTTGGGGGAGGGATACGAGTGAAAGGTTTTGGGGCGTTCGCGCTGATCGTCGGCGTCTGTTGGCTGATATTCGCACTGAGCATGGACGTATCGGTGCCCACCGGCGCCGGCGGACGGGTGAACAACATGGGGTTGATGGCCGACCGGCAGATCCACACGATTGTCGGCGGCATGATCGCGCTCGCCGGCCTGCTCATGGTTTTGCTGGGCGGCAGAAGCGCACCTGCTGCCCAGACAGGGAAAGAGGCGCGACCTTGCCCTATGTGTGCCGAGAGCATCAAGACTGCTGCGGTCAAGTGCAAGCACTGCGGCGCAGATGTGGAGCCCGTGGCCGCACTAAGACTGAAAAACGGATGGGTCGCCTCAACTGCATGCCGCGACGAAGAAGAGCAGCAACGAACCATCGAAGCAATTGCCAGCACCGGACTTCCAGTTGTTTCAATGATCGGTCTGGCCGTGGGTGCCGGCCCATTCGAAACAAAGGAAGAGGCCAAGCAAGCCCTGATCACAATGCGCGACGGCCCCCGGCTATTCAGCGAAATCGTTTACAGGGACTCGGTCAGCGGAAAGTATCCACCGATTACTGACTGACCCATCCAACTCCACAGTGCCCGCCATGTGCGGGCTTTTTCATGCATACAGAAAGGTCGTCGCAAGCCAATATGCATTTATGCATGAAACTTCCTGCCGCCCTCTTGCCAAGATATGTCAGCAACAATACTGTGTATGCATACAGCACTCGCAAGGAGCGACGCATGATCCAGTCACCCTACTCCACACCGAAACCGAGAAACTCCTACGAGCTTGTGGGCCATCGCCTGCAACGCATAATTGCCTCCCCCAGAGTGCAGAGGATTCAGTTGGTTGAGGTATCCAGGCGTGACGACGAAAGCCCTGAAGCCTGGAACCAGGTCATTCAAGACATTGGCGACACCGCCGGCATCAGGATTGAGCATCTGGATGATGGTGCCGTCCGGATCGGTTGGCGCGAGTACTGCGATTCCTAAATAAGCCCGCCAGTGAGCGGGCTTTTTATCGCCTCCCATAAAATATATGGGAATACCCATTGACGATAAATATGGGATTACCTATATTTACTCCATCGAGTTACCCAGTAGGGACTCGCCAGGGCCTCAGGGCCTGCCGCTCTTTAACAGTCTGACGTGACCACCGCGACGTACCCAGGCCATTACCTGGGTCGGAAGAAGCTAAATCGCCGCCCATGCAGCCTCTGGATAGCTGCCGTACTCCCTCATGTGAGTACGCGAAACCACGCAAGCCAGCCAGGAAGAACACCGGACACGAAATGTGTGACCTGGCCAGAGATATGAATCGGGCGATGCGCGTGGTGGAGATAACAGATTTCCTCGATGACCT